TTGAACCTCAATCTTCAACTCAAAGCTCTGGCCGACGATGTCGCCTTGGTTGTTGAAGGCCTGGAGTTGCGGCACCGAGATGGTGATCCGCACCGCGTCAATGCTGTTGTCGGTGATCGTGCGAACGACAGGCGTGTCCTTTTCGACGGTGACGCCAACTGGGATTTCGTTTGCAGGCCCAGAGCCGAACGGAATTGGCTGCTGCACTGTTGAACCAGTGCCAGTGCGCTCATGCCATTCGACATTCTTAAAATTAAACTCACCGCTTTCATTAACTAACGGTGTGTTATCCAAAAAGATAGATTTCGCGCCATCCTTCAAGCCATAGATCTCGCCTTCGCTGATTAGGTCGATGACCTCGGCGTACTGCGTTGAAATCAGGTTGTCTTTGGCTTCCGATGGCGACCGGCCACCACTTGCGCCGCCTTTGCCGCCGATCATGCCTTCACCTGCACGGTGTCAATGCCAGCGCTGACTACCACGCTACCGACTAGGGTCTCGCCGTAGACAATCGGAACCGGCACGCCCTGACGGCTGGTGTTCTGCACACCGCTAAAGCTATAGCTCTTGCGCGGGTCGTTGGCGCCGTCATTGCCGAGCGATAGCTGGGGAGTTGGCGTCAGCAGTCCAGCCACACCACCAAGGGTCATAAATAAGCCAATGCTTGCGACTAGGCCCTTCACCGCAATCGGCGCCGACAATCCAAGCGTGCCAATCGCAGCAGCGCCTGGAATGAAGAACGAGCCGATAACCAGTGCAACTCCCAGCAAGATTTGGCCCACATCTCCGCCAGCGCCGCCGATCACGGGGATGATGCGAATCTCCTGTTGCCCGGCTGGATGGTGCAGGTCATCAAGCGTCAGGCCAAAGCCGCCAACCGTGACGCGGTAGTACTGGGCGCTCATGTGCCGCTCCAGCCATGGAAAATTGACCAGCAGAAATCGGATGGCCTCGGCGGCACTGCTAACGGCTGCCTTGAACGTGCGTTGTCCAAGCAGCTTGGCAAGATGGCCGTAGACCCGAATCGTCTGCATATCTCAGTTTAAGCCCTGTGCACTTCTGCAACCAGCCACCATAGATGTCGCGGCTGCTTAGTCGATTGCGCAGTTGATGCAAGACCAATTGATCGTCGATGTAAACACCACAATGATTAAGGCCGCGGTTGCCGATCTGAAATAGCAACAGGTCGCCGTATTCAAGGCTTTCATCCGGCAGTAGTTGCCGGAACCCGGTCGACTCCCAGCAGTCGGCGAACATCGGCTGCTGTTCGAACTGCTCGGCCGTTGGCGGCCGCGGCCAATCCCGCAGCACCAGACCATGATGCTCGTACCAGTCCCGGGCCAGGCTCCAGCAATCGGTCACGCCCCACACCCAGCGGCGGCCAACCAGCGGCGGCCGGTAGCCGCACGGCAGCAGCTCATCACTCCACTCACCGGTTGACGGCGACACGATGAACCAGGGCAGCCCGCTGCGCTCGATCGCGGTGCGGTCCACCTCGCTGGGTGCCGGTGGTGTGTGCGGGTGGCTGTGGACCACGGCCAGGATTTCGCCGGCATCCTCGGCCGCGGCGAAGTCGATCGGGTCGAGCACGAACAGCTCGTCGCCGCTGCCGATGTTCTTGCAGGGCCAGTAGCGCTCCTTGCCTTTGACCACCACGAGCAACCCACAGGCTTCGCGTGGGTATTCAGCACGGGCGTGCTCCAGTGCAGCGTCGCGCCAGGTCATGTGTAATAGGAGCCAACGCCTGGGAATGCGCCGAACGGTAGGACGCCCTGGTCGCGCAGGGTGTAGTTCCTACTGGGCGGCGAGAACGTGTAGGTCTGCGACGACTGCGCTGGGATCGTGTAAAACTCGAAGGTCCCGCTGTTTCCCGTGACAGTAGCCGCATAGGTCGTCTGCACCCATGACGAATAAAAGTACTCCGCATCAGCATTGGTGTAGATCGCGCTCACCTTTGCGTTGGCGGTAGATGGGATGCCCGGGCCGACGATGAATTGACCTACTGCGATGCCGGTGGTGCTGTTGACCGTGATCACGGTGCCTACCACTTCGCCGCTGTCGTCTCGGCCGCGACCGTAATAGCTCTCGCTGGAGTCGATGTATCCGGTGGTGCTAGCAGCCGCTGCGCCCTTGATCAGGTTCCAGTCCACTGCCTGTCCCAGGGTGATCGTCGTGCCAGCGATCGCAGTGATGACCGTGCCAGTGCCGATATTGAGACCAGACACCGTCATGCCAACACTGAGTCCCGTTGCGCTGGCAACGATGATCTGCGTCCGGTTGGTCTGAAGAGTGCCGGTGGTGGTGACGTTGGTGGTGGCAGTTGCAGCCGCGCTCATTGTGATCGTGTTCCCGGCCACGCTGACCACGGTCGTGGATGCCGGAACACCAAAGCCACGCACCGGCGAGCCGGCTTCAACGGTGGTGGCCGTATCGAGCACCAGCGCGGTGCTGCCTGTGGTCACCGTGCCGGCCCTGACGACCTGGTCGAACCGCAACCGGCAACTGTCCAATCGCTTGCCGCACACGTCCTCGGCAAGGGTTGCAACAGCTTGATCATTCTCGTTGTAGTACGCGTTGCCGTTGTAGCTGCACTCGGCCGAACGGTACTCCCACTGACAGAAGCTGCTGATGCACTGACGCTTGGGCGCTCTGACGCCAGCTAGGTCGAATGATGCCGCCAGCTCAAACTCGATCGCATCACGCGTCTCTGTCGCCTTACGGTCGATGTAATAAATCTCCCGCGGAAACTCAGCCGTCGGATCCGGGCTATAAGGGCTGATCCCATCGGGCCAATTGGCGGCATCTAAGTAACGCAACAGTGTGCGGATGCGGGTCACCTTGGCGCCTTCGATGCCGCGTGGCAGCGTCAGGATTAAGGCAGTGATGGTGCCCAGCAGATTGCTGATCCGCAACTTTGGCCTTGGAAGTTGACCGGTGCCGCTGTATTCAAAGCCATCGGCCTCAAGCGGAAATCTGGTATAGGCGCTACCGGCCCACACCACATCAAAGTAGTCAAGCTGATCCAGCTTGAACTTGTCGCCATCTTCCAGCAACAAATCATCGCCATCTTCCAGCAGCAGGAATCCTGGTGTGTTAGCATTGGCGCCGGCATGAAACCGATAGGTTTCGTTAACACCATGCTGAGCGGTGTTCAGCTCCAACTCAAACAGCTCAATGACCGCGCCAGGGTTGATCTCCTGCAGCGCTGAGACCGGTACAGCCATCAGGGTTCAAATACTTGCCGGAACGTGGCAGTGATCACCGCCCTGCCGGTGTACGGGATCGACTTGGTCCAGCTACTGCACACCCACTTGTAGGACGTTGCTTCGTCTGGCGGCGTCCAGTCAAAGGAAGCGCCATCAGCAGCGCGAGCATCAAGGAAGGTCTCAATCGTATCCGCATTGGCTTCAGTGATGTTATTCCAGGTCAGTGACCACTCTTTTGGGTTTTGATTCCTGCCAAAGGTCAACCGGTGCTCGTAGCCATCGCCGAACTGCACAACCCGTTGCCGTGGTGTGCTGCGCTTTTCAGCGCCATAGGCAGGTGTGATCGCTGGAAAGGTGGCCATTATGCGAGCAATCCTCCGGGGCGCTTCTGCTTGACGATCTCTTGCTGCACTGCGACAGACACGATCCTGCCAAGCTGGTTGGCCCGCTGGTCATCACCTTGCACGCTACTGCCGCTGGCATCGACGTTGACGACCACATTAACGCCACCGCCAAAGCTGCCGGTCGGTGCGATGCCGCCGCTACGACCTGGCATGAACAGCTCAGGACCGCGCTCGCCAACCAGGTACGGCTGACCAGCGCGGACACTGCCGCCCATGGCGCGTCCCAGCAGCGATGGCATGGAGAACACATTTGGATTAAATCCAACACCAGGAGCAAAACCGCTCACAGCCTTGGCCGGGTTAAGGATGCTGCTGATCGCGTTGATTGCCTTTTGAATGACGAACACTCGCAACAGTTGATTGGCGATGTCGATCAACACTCCAGACGCAATACGCCGCAAGCTGCTGCCAAAGTCCTCGCTGCCTTGGATCAACGCATTGAACGCGGATGTCATGCCATCACCGACCGTGCCAGCGATGCCATCAGCTAATGTCTTCTGTTGTTTTTGCTGCTCGGTCAACTGAACAGTAAAGTCGAGTGCCCTGCTATAGCCTGCCGCCATATCGGCAATTCGCTCAACGATGGTCGGCAGTGTGACTTTTGCTTCGGATTCGTTAATCTCTTTCAGCGTTTTGGCGTATTCAACAACAGCCGCCATGATCTGAGCCTTGCGTTCATTGGGTCCGATCTCTTGCTTTGAAATCTCAAACAACGCAAGCTGCTTGGTGTAATAAGCCTCTTGCTGTTTATTTTGCGTTTGCTGCGCAATACCAAGCCGCAGCCGCAACTCCAGTTCTTGCGCTGTGATGTCTTTAATTGCTTTAACTTGCTCAGCGGCAGACTTACCGCCAGATCTGCCGCCACCACCACCGCCTCCAGTCCCTGCGCCTAAAGGTGGAACACCTGTAGGCATTTGAGGAGCGCGGGCCTGTGATTTTATTTGCCCCGTCTGGAATCCATAAGACTCGATTAAATCGCGTTCTCGTTGTGCAGCAACTTGTTGAAATTGACGATTGCGCTCAAATGGATCACGGATGCGACGCAAGTTTACAATTCTCTCGGCTTCCCTCTGCGCTTGATCTAAAATGCCTTTGCGCTGAGACTGTCCAAGTCCAAACCCTTTAGCCCTAGCGCCAGTTGCTATGAGTTGATTGATTGCATTGACGGCAAAAATCGCCTCATTGAGCACTGCTTTGATCGCTGGTGATAGTGCAGAACCTACGCTGCGCGCCAATCCCTCGATCCCATCTTGTAGCGTAGATAATCGACCATTCAACGTGTCACTCTGCGCAATAGCACCATTGGCATACTTGCCGCCAGCGCTGGTCAATCGCTGCAGCGCTACCTCAACAGCTTTGGCGCTGATCTGACCTTTGCTCAGAGCCTTGGAGAACTCCTCGCCGGTCATCCCATACATCTTGCGCAGCTCTTGCTGCAGCGCAATGCCGCGCTCTTGGAACTGCAGCAGCTCCTCGCCCTGGAGCCTGCCCTTAGATATGACCTGTCCGTAGGCAGTGGTCAGCTCGCCAAGGTTCGCGCCGGTTGCTCCAGCAGCGTCACCTAAGCGGCTTGTCGTTTCAACGATCTTGCTGGTTTCAACTCCAAATGCCTGTAGTCGCTTTGCCGCGTCGATCAGCTCACTGCTTGTGAATGGCGTTACTGCCCCAAGTT